AGATTAATTCATTAATTAATACGATTGATCTATTAATTCAGATTTTAAACACTTCCTATACACCGGAGCAGCTCAGGGCCGAGGATGAAGCACTGGCGTGGTTCCTGACTTAAATGACACAGACATATAAAAGATCCTTCACTGACTTCACGACCACTGGCAATACCACGTTGTACACGGTTCCAAGCACGAGGACCGCGATCATAAACGGGTTTTTACTCACCAATGATTCGGCCAGCAGCACCACCGTGGACGTTACAATCACTGACGCTGACAGCAATGTTTTTTATATATACAAAAGCGCAACCGTCGCAGCATACGCAGAACACCAGATCATTAATAACCCTTTGATTGTTAAAGAGGGGGAAATTATAAAGGCGCAGATGGCTAACGCTAATCGTGTCCACGGACTTATATCAATTTGTGAATTGAGCGCAAGGGGTGTCAGCAACACATACACCAACGCCCTTAAAAGCCTGACAACAACGGACCAGACCACAATTTACACGGTGCCCGATGAAAAATTCGCGATACTGGATTCCATCCTGGTGTGTGAAATAGCCGGCAATACACCCACATTGACGACTGTCTATAACGACGGAACCAGTGACTTTAATCTTAATCTGGGAACACTTACCGCTAACCTGACAAGCGACCTTTTAACCAGGGGGCAGGCCCTTCAAAGCGGGGATTCATTGAGAATGACCTCCACCGTGGCGGATTCAATAGACACCGTAGTTTCTTTGCTTGAAATAACGCCTACCGGAGGATAATATGTTGAATGATAATAAAATACTTGCTATAAGGAGAAAATATGCCTATAAAAGATGATGGCGTAGTGGAATACGTGGAGATCAACGGGGAGAAAGTTCCCAAGATTGTGGTCCCCGCTGAGATTACCATTACCAACACATTAACAGGAAAGGAATACGGATCAGCGAAGGAAGCTGATGATGATGTTGCCGACCCTGCAACTGCCACGAAGTCAGAACACATAAGACAGGATGTTTTGATCAAGGCAGCTATTCATGAAATACTACAGGGTAACGCAGGGAAAGTATAATGGGCTGGCTAGACAAAGGTTTTAAAAACATATTAAAGGGCGGAAAGGACATACTATCAAGTCCTGCGGGAATAATGATGCTCAGCGCAGCGGCACCGTGGCTATCAGCTAGCATGGGTAAAGCAGGAATGCTTGCTAATATTGGAAGAGGAACTCAAGCTGGTAAATATGCTGGTATGTTTGCTTCTGGTTATGACAAACTTGCTCCACTCTTAAAATCACCTTGGGTCAAGAACGCCTTAACAAACGCGGCAATGCAAGGTGGAATCGCGACGCTTACAGGATCTAAGCATCCTTGGAAAGCGATGGGCTACGCGGCGCTTGGATCAATGCCATTCACGGCATTGCAATCAGCGCAGGCAGCACAAGCTTTTAATGTAGATAATGCATTAACGGGGACTAAGGATGCAGCTAAATGGTATGACTTTGCCCTAGGAAATGATAAAACTATTCCAGGTGGAATGGGCTATGAAGATATTATAGGAGAAACTTTGATTGATGATCCTAGTTTTGCACCATCAAGCTCTGAACTTGGTAAAAAATATGAAGTTCCACAGGTAAAATTAGGATATTCTAAAGGCCCAGGAGGAGGACCAATGACAACTCAATTACCTGATAAAACTTTTGCAAATTTAGGTGACAGCATGTCTTACTTCACTAATCCAGGAGCTTCAAAAGCAGCTTTAACCAATCCTGGTTTATCAGGAATGATGTCTGCAATAACAGGAGACCTCGACTTAATGGCAACAGCCGTTCCACAGATTACAGGAATGTACGGCGGAAGAATGACCGAGGAAGAACAATGGCTTGCATCAAAAGAAAAACAAATAAGAATGTGGGGATTCCAGCATGGAATTCCATACGAGGAAGCACGAGAAATATGGAAAGACGGATACCGTAATCCGTACTACCAGACCAGAACACCACATGACTATGGTGACTTTCAATGGTCGGGCTCCGATGCATATGCGGGCAACAAGAACAAGGGTGGAAGCATAGGATACACAGATGACTATACCGCAGGCGGAAGCGCCGTGGGCCCAGGAACTGGGACATCGGATTCCATTCGGCCCGTGGCATTATCCGACGGTGAATTTGTTTTCACCGAGGAAGCGACAAACAATTTTCCAGGAGGTCACGAGGGGCTCTATTCACTGATGAATAGGCTCGACCCCAATTCGGAACGACCAGAGGAGGCGAGAGTTTAATGTCAGTAAATACTGGTAACTATCCAACGGGAACAACCGTAGGAACACAGACAAGCGGAATGTCTCCGGAGATGGAGGCAAAATTTTTATGGTATTTGGATCAGGTTGTCGCGAACATGGGAAAACCGTTCGCCGGACAGGGCCCAATAGATGCGCAACAGGTTGTACCGTTTACGGAGGCACAAAATCAGGCGATGGCGTCAGCCACCGATCCGGAAGGTTGGAAGAAATATCTTAATGAGTATCAGGGATATGTGACAAAAGGAATTACCGATCAGTTTGATCAGACAATCAACAAAGTCAACTTAGGTTCGGCCACTCAAGGAGCTTTCGGGGGAGAGCGACAGAAACTGATGACGGGAATACTCGAGGGGGAAAAAGGACAGGCTGTAGGGGAATCACTTGCTGCAGGATACGGACAGGCCCATGACATGTGGGGGAAAGGAATCGCCCAGATGATGGGGGTCGGTTCAGTTCAACAGCAGCAAAATCAGCAGCAATCTGATGCAAACTATCAAGCGTACTTGCAGAACCGCATGGATCCGTGGCAACGCCTAGGATACATTGGTGACGCATTTTCAGGAACGCCGTCTGGGCAAATGGCAATGACGATGGGAACCTCTCCCGTCAGTAATCCTCTGTCACAGGCATTGGGTGCTGGCTTAGGAATAATGGGAGCAGGAATCGCGTCAGGCTACATGACCTAAGGGGGCATCGTGGTTACAGGAATAGCAAAACTTCTTTTACAACAGGGTTTAAAACAGGGATCTAAACGGTTCGCGCAACCTCTGCGTGGAGCTTACAAAAACAATCCTTATTTTAAAAACTATGCAGACATGATGACTGGCCAACAAGGCTGGAAAAAAGGGGCCATGGGTTGGTATGGCACTGATTACGTTTTGGATACCTTCTCCGATTTACTCCCGGAAAGAGTGCAGGAAGATACTATTATTTCCGCAGAAGACTTGGCACCACCTGAATTTCCCAAAGACGGTCCAGTGGACATGCCACCGGAATTAATTAAAGAACCAAAAGTTATTCCTCTACCGGACAAGAAAGATTCAGATAATGAAAAAATTCTTCAAGAAGAAAAAGAATTAAAAGACGCAGCACTGTCCGCCAATGGAACGACAGCGCAAACAAACCAGGCAACTGTAGACGCCACTAACAATCCAGCATCCGCTGGAATTGATAATGATTCCGTTACCAGAGTTAAGGCCTACAAGGACCTTGTTCGCCAGTTCGTAGGAAGCGGCGATGAGGGAATGCAAATGCAGAAGGGCGCACTGCTCATGCAAGTGGGTGGAATGCTCATGGCAGGCAAGTCTGATGATCCAGGTGTCAAGGGATTTGTTGACATCATTGGACAGACGGCGATGCAAACAGCGCCAATGCTATTCCAGATGGGAGTGGAGCAAGGAAAGGCGGAACGAGAAATAGGACAGGCCGCATTGCAATTGTACATGCAGGACATAGAAGATGAAAGCAAGCGTACGGGTGACTTTGTTGGCGTGTGGGCGAATGACTATGAAAGAACAGAGGACGGTGGGGTGGCTTATGATAAATACAGTGGTGCCCCTATAGTAAAAAATAGAAGACTGGTGGGACAGTACCGTGCCAACAGCGATGAAATGAATTATTTCCTGGACGAGAATAATACATTAGGAATTCCTTTTTATACTTTCCAGCCATCATCCGGCACAGCTGCTGGAATGACGGGGATGTCAGCAGCCGGTGATACATCAACTGTAATGCTGACGGATGCGGGAAAGGACAGCATGGTTAAATCAGCACGTTACATTAATGATACCGTTAATGTCATGGCTGATCAAATTATGCCCCTCATGTTTGAAAATCCAGACTTGATTGGATTAAAAGGTGGCATCCTTAGAAAATTTGGCCCATCCGCTTTCTTCCTTTCAGAGGTATCAAATGGATTTAAAGCTACATGGGGACCCAACTCCGTATCACAGATAACGGATGATGAATTTGTTGTTAACCGGTCAAGCAAGCTTGGCAAATATTTTGACTCCATCACACCAGGAACTGGCGCCGGAAATGAGGCGGATAAAGCTACCGAGCAATTTGGTGGATCAACATATGGTGTCCTTGAAAATGCAACAGCAGGAGAATTCATTGAAATTGGAGGAGAAGTATTACCTGTGTTTGTGGATAGCAGAGGCAAGTACGGTGTTAAAGGTGGGCGTTACCTAACGCGTGGCGCACTGGAAAAAATGCTGTTTGATCCACGAAGGGGTCAACTTGCAATTTTTGAAACAACCTTGGGTCTTGCACTCGCAAGAAAAAGACAGCCTACGGGACGTATGCTGGCAGACGTGCTTAAGCGATCTTTCGCAGAAAGTAAAACTTCTGATATCTTTGGCCAGGCCAACGATCCCCGTGTTGTCATCGGTAACTATGTTAAACTTTATAAAGAATTATATGAAGGCATGTCCAGTCAATTGTCATCTGCAGGATATATTCCAAACGAAGAATCAAGAACAAACCAGTACCAGAAACTTAGTTCCATGTACACCATTCCAGGTGCGCAGAACATGGCTAATTTGTATTATAACTTGCGTAGAAATGATCCACAATACTCTACATACGCTTTTGATATTCCAGGACCTGGCATACCTTCTTTCTCTTCCTTCATGGGGGGAGACACAGCTGTCGTAAGCGCTGACGACCAGCAAACAAATAACAGTATTGGGGACGTTTTTGATCATTGGACGGAAAGAATAAGAACATGGTAGACATAATAAAAAAATATCAACAAAGTGTTTTTGAAAACATGCCAGAAGGCACAGGACCTGCGGACAAGAAGTTTGTAACAACTTCCCAGACAGGCATACCCATTACGAAAGCTCAAGAAATAGCGGCGAAGAATCAATTTCTAGCGACGGACACACCAATGGCACCTTTCCAAAAACTTGGAAATCTGCTTCTGCCCGGACAGCCTTTCGGGAAAAGCAACCCGTGGTTGATGAGTGAGGAAGATAAGAAAATTCAACAAGCACGTGAAGTTAATTCGGCTGCCTACATGAAAAGAAAAGATCAAGTGAAGGATCAACTTGCTACCATATTTGATATGGCACAAAAAAGAGTTGAAGAAACGGATGATCCATCTAGGAAAGAAGAATTCCAACAGATGGCTCTTCAAGCGAAGACTGACATTCTTGCAGCTTCAGGTTTAACTGACGCTGATTTCCTTCCAGTGGGCGCTGATACGTACAGACTGTATGATGAGTTTGGGTTGTTTACAAATGAACCTAATCCTTATCCAATGGTCGAAGCTGGCATGTATTTTGTAGGTGGTGTTAAAGGATTTAACTACGGATGGAATGGCGGACTGATTAAAAAGTTTTTAAAAGGCGCAGGCAAAGGAGCCGTTAAAGGTAAAGGCGGTTGGGTAGGACGTGGTTTAAGTGCCATTGTTCACGGAGCACTTGCGGTTGGTGCAGCTGACATGGGGTATGAAGTTTTATTAGACGCAATGAACCGTGCAGGAAAAGCTAAGGCGTACATGTCCATGCCACGTGCACAAAGGGATAAAGTTGTGGACGATTCCATTTCACCTTGGTTTGATAAAGCTTTACAGGTAGGCGTGGATCCTCTTCTGGAAAAATTACCTGAACGTTTAACGTTCGGACCGGAAGGAATCAACAGACCGGAACTTGGAAACGTGGAAGACATAGTTCCATACAGACTTAATCCTTGGAAAGCAAAACCGGAAGGACCACAATCCCGTATCGCCAACGCAGTGGACTCTGCTGTATTTGATGCAGCTATAACTACAACTTTCCTAGGTATTAGACCGGCGTACATGATGTTTAAAAGATTTGGTGGATGGGCTGGTGGTTTAAAAACACCCCCTCCTGGAGCCGGCAGTAAAATATACAAAGGAAAGGATGAGGTAACGAAAGAATTATATGAAGACTTCGGTGTCTTAACGGGACCAGAACTCATTGCTGCTGATAAGGCTTTAGCAAAATTTGATCCTGTAGACCCAATGTACATTGGCACAAAAGGAAGAGCTCTTTTTCCGTGGGGAGGCCAAACTTTCTTACCTATAAGAGAACCAGTGCATATGAATATTCCTTTTATTGGAAAAGCACTAACACGATTAATGAATTCAAAAGCTTTCAACTGGCTTGGCCCAGCAGAGCATAGAACAAAAGATTGGATTGAAGAAGGATCTTCAGTTAAACTTCCATTTAGATTAGGAACAATACCTAAAACACCATTTCCTCCGTTAAAAACAACAGAAGGAACTACTATTCCTAGGTTTGCCCTTTCGGGTAGACCATACCTTGACGCATACATAAACGCTTTCCAACGTGTGCCAGCAATTGGTAGGCCAATACAAGCTACACTTCAAGTAGCGGGTGAAGCACAAAAAGTTCGTATGATGGAAATGATTGGTCGCTTTGCACCTTATGTAACAACGGCAGAAATGGGCGTTGACTATATTAAACTTGCAGGAAAAACGGCGGAAGGATTTTCTAAACGAGCTAAACAGTATGATGAGGAGATTCTCAAGGCGGCAAAATCAGCAGGCGCTATTGTTGATGACACCACTATGGTTCAAACCGCTAAGAACATAGTATTTAAAAATCAAAAGCTGGGCGCGCTTGAATCTGATTTTTCAAACTTCCTACAAAAACATATTCTTAAGCCACCTGAAGGATGGACGCCAGGTACAACGTTACTGACACCAGGAAAAAGAACCATCGGTGACATGTATAAACTAAAACGACTGCTTGACAGCAGTTATGTAAGATGGTCCAAGAGCCCGGAGATAGGAACGATATCCGATGATCTTAATGCAATGTATAGATCATTTGAAACTGACATTGCAAGCCTCAACAACACACCTTTCTCAAATGTGACTAAACTGTGGACGGAGTATGAAAACTTCCTGTCCAATGGAATGTTGCTGTGGGGGACGGATGCAGGGAAGGCACTTGGTAATGTAAAAAGATATGGATGGAACATAGCGTTGGAGACACCACAAAGCGCCACTAACTTATCAAAAAATTTATGGAATACACTTGCAAAGTCAACGGACACTGGTGCCTTTGTAGGCGATAATATTCTCGCACTCAGAAATATTGTGGGTGATAAAGCGTACCATAGAGGACTAGGTCATTACCTAGCTAATGCATTTAAAAATTCAATGAAGAATGTTGAAGGTATTGAGTTCTTTGATTCAAAAGTTCTGAGTGACGCCTTGGGAATCGGAAAGGCCGGATCCCCTATTCAAGAATTATTTAAAAAAGCGCTGCCAGGACCAAAAGTTACTGACTTTAAAATCTTTAATCCTAAAACTAGAAACTGGGACCATTGGTATGATGATCTGTGGGGCAAGATAGATCCAAGCATTCCTAAGGACCAAATCAAGATGGTTCAAAACACCATGCCTACCTACAAGGACTTTGATAATTTAGTTAAGGTTCTAGATAGGGTATTCAAGCATGGCATGCCATCACCAAGCACGTTCCTTGCACGTTCAGCCGTGCTGCAAGGACCAGGTGGAGCATTGAAGCAAAGCTCTCCAATGGGTACCATTACAGCGGCAGGCGCCGCAGCAGGTGCGGCACATGTAAGCGCAATGCTTGCATTAGTTCCTTTCTTTGGAATGCGTTGGGCCGGCAGGGTTTTTGCCAGTCCCGCAATTATGCGTAACTGGACAAGTGCCATGGACGATACACTTCCTACGGTTATCAGGGTAAGAGCAATGGAACGTTTGTTCCAGCAAATGCCTGACGAGTACAAAGAATGGACGGCGACATTGCAGGACATGGAAGAGGCCAACAGGAATCAAAACCTAAGAAACCAAAACAAAAATTCATTAAAAGACTTGGGCAATGCCATAATGGATCAGGCACCTGGAGTACTTCAAGGTGTGGAACAGATGACACCGGACTGGGTGACAAAACCTATTGGAGAAACACTGGGCTATCAGAACCAGGCCCCAGAACCTCAAGCTAATATCCAATATGATGACACTTATTCAAGTGGCTCTGACGTTGGATCTTCAATCACGGGAAGTAATGTTATGAATCCACAGGCCGCAGGCGCCTTGTACACCGGTAACACCGATGCCGCACTCGCGAGCCAGTACGGTGGAATGAATCAAGGCGGAGTTATAAGCGACCTCAACCCAGTGATGGGGAACGACGGAAAGTTTACCGCGCCACAAAAAGGAATACAGGACAATCCTTTCCTAAAGCAGGCGAAGGATAAGGGAGTTATATAATGGTAAATCCATTTGAAGAAACACGACAAGCAGGAATAATTAATCCTAATGAGGTGGATGCTTTAGCGAAACAACGATATGATTGGAATAGAGCTAATACAGAATTCTCCCGTTTTCATGCAAAAAGTGATCCAACGGCACAAATGTATGAGCAGGGAGCTTATGAACGACGCGGCAATCCTGAGTTTGTTAATGCAAGAAGTCCTAGGGTGTTTGAAAATACCCAATGGTCTCCAAACTATCCTGGCCCTAAATTTGATACACGTTTTATTGTTGGTTCTAGTGGGAGTTCTAGTGGTCTTAATAGTATGAATCGTCGTGATTATTATGATCAAATGAAAGGTTCAGAACAAAATTGGATGGATATTTTAAAAGGAGATGTTAGACAAAGACTTGGAATTTCTAACGAGCCAGGTATAAATGCAGGAATTACTAATCCTAATTTAGGAGGATACAGGGTAATGAATGCATCAGATCCTACCGGTAATGATGGTTGGATAGATCGTTTAGGTAGATGGTTGTTTAATGATCCTTATGATAAAGAGAGTGACGAGTCACTTTATCAAGGAACAGAACAGGACAAGCTAGAATCTGAATACGGAACAGAAGGAACTGGCGAGTTCTATCCTGATAAAATTCTTAGGGATTTATACCCTCAAGCTTTGGGAGAACAGTCACCCTACACCTCTGATCAAGAATTAAATAACTTTTTTGAAGGTTTAGATTCAGAAGACTTAGGAGTGGAACCTCAACTTGAAGCATCTGTCGCTCCCGATGATTGGAGAACAATAATAAAAATTTTAGAAGCAGGAGGAAATCCTGATGACTATATTAATGTTAGGCATGATATGGGTGATGATGTTGAAGAGGAAGGGGGTGGATGGTTGAGTAATCCCTTGATGAAGGAGCTTCGTAGACGTAACATGGAAAGAGGTCGTAAACAAATGATGGAGGATACATACCGGAGAATGATGGAGCAGAACCAAAGGCTTCAAATGGATATGTTAATGAATCGTAATAAATTTAATACAGTACCAGGTACGGGAGATATAAATCCTATATTTGGTGACCAATACTGGAATATATAATGGTAGAGGAAAAAATGTTACAGAACCGTGAGGACATCATCAGGATCGAGGGGCAGCTGAAGCTGATCAACCAGAAGCTGGACAATCATATCTCCCACATCTCTGATAAAATTGACACGATCTTCAGGATTGTGTGGACGGTCTCGTTCGGTGTTCTTGCATTGATTATGCGTGCCGCTTACACAGGGATAATGGGATGAGGAGGAAATAATGGAAGGTGAGATATTTAGCAAGCTCGGATTTATTTTCATGGTCAAAGGAAATGATGTTCAACCTTTTTCAATGACGGGACTCTCGAAGTTTGACCCATCAAAGGAATTGATTGAAGGGGGTACGCCACACAAAATTAAAGAATTACTGGGTAAAGGATATGAATTGGCAGTCGATGATGGTTCAGAGAAAGGCAAACATCTTAGAAGCATAATTAATAATTCAAATGTACTGAGCAATTCATCGTTTAATCCTTCTTTATCGAGTGATTTGAATTCAAGAATGTTAAGAAATGTTAAATCAATAGGAAGCGGACTAGGAAAAATTTTACCTAGCATAGCAGGATTTTCAACTCCGATAGGCGCCATTGCCAGTGGATTGCTTTATGCAGGAACTTCAAAACCAGCCGGCGCTGGTTCAGCTCCTATGGATTATTTTGACACTCCTTTCCAACCACAGGGATTTACACCAACAGATACTTCACCACGAATATCAGAATCATTTGACAGAGACCCCGTGGTTTTTGATAGACACATGCAGGATAAAATGCAAAATTTTCAAAATAATCAAGGCATTATGGGAGCCAGAACTAAACCTCAAGCACCCCCAGGCCAACCAGTTATTGGGCGTCATATTGGATATAACGCTGGCGGAATTGCGAGCTTAAGACGATGAACTATGACAAACTTTTAGAGTCAGTCAAGAAACACGAGGGTTTTAGGAACTCAGTTTACCGCGACACATTAGACAAAAGAACCGTTGGGTATGGCCACCTCTGCGTGGAGGACCACTGGGAGGACAACAAGCCATACGACAAGGAATATCTGGAAGAGATTCTAGAGAAAGATTTACAGTCAGCGATTAACCAGACGCACGAGATGTGCAAGGACTTAAAGATTTCAGACGGTGCTAAGACCATCATCTGTGAAATGATTTTTCAGCTTGGGGGGAGAGGAGTTTCCAAGTTTAGAAAAATGTGGGTGGCGCTTCGGGAGGATCCACCAAATTATTTCGAAGCGCACGTCCAGATGCTGGATTCAAAATGGGCCAAACAGACATCTGCGCGCGCCCATGAGATGGCAGAACAAATGCAGAACGCAGGATAGTGTATGGCAGATATCAATGAAATACAATGGCCTTCTGGCCCATTGGACATGCCTACGTATATATCAGAGGATAATGAATCTTTTTTCAGTCAAGAGGATTTAGATAGATACAACGAAGAAACGTTTTTTTCGAAAGACGAACTGCCCATACAAAAACTCATAGACATCCTGGAAAACACAAGCACGGAGAACTACGGGGCTTTTCCTAACTATCTTTTACAAGGAGATGCTGATCCTTTGGACTCATCCACTTGGGATACTGGCGGGAAATACTGGAACGACAGGTATGCGACACCGGATAGTGCCAGAAGAGGTATGGAAACGCAGTATGACACACCTCAAGAAATAATTGACTGGATTGACAGGCGCACTTCTAAATATGGAAATCCAGAAAAAGGAAAAAGACGTCTTCTGAAAGAGTTTGGTCTTTCCTCTGAGCCAGGACCGTGGAATGACTTTGGTCGGGATCAAGGGTTTGGGTTTAAAGAGGATCACGAGTTTCCTCTTATCCATGAGAACATGAATCTGATAGACTACTACGCTTCGCTTGGGAACCCTGAGCTGAGGCGTGAGGGAGAATTCTGGCCGACAAAGAAATATCCGCAACTGGCCATAGACGCGTTGAAAGAGTATCAGACGTCCGAAAAATCCTTTAAGAAGACACATGAACCTGATGTGGGAGGATCATGGGGATCGGATGGTTATATAAGCTTTAATCCAAACTCTATATATACGCGACGTCCACATGATATGCCTTCAAATTTATCCTATAAGAAAAGAATTAACTGGCCCCAAGCCGCACAGATAGGCGGCCATGAGGGAATTCATGCACTCACATGGAATCCAAAAGCCGTAAATCCGAACACTCTTATGAGTAAGAAAGATGCGTGGGCACGTACGATGCCAACTCCTCTTTTGTACAACCTTCAGCCTCAAAAATACGAGACAAAAAATTGGACTCCTTCAGCAGGACACGAAGCCGTAAACTATAATGATGCCTTATTCTTTCCGGGATCAGGATCGGAATCCATAAGTCCTGCCGGCTATGAAAATTTTCAATCACTGACGAACTGGAAGCCAGAACCTGTTTCTTACACCACTCCTGACCGAGGAGACTGGGGACCAGGACTTCATCTTAACCGGGGCGGAATCGCCTCACTGAGATAGACATGTACGGAATATTAAGTCAACTAGCTAAAAAAATGGGACGCCCAGCAATGAAGCGTGTCCTTAACATCATCAAGCAATACCCAGAAGCGCGCCCGGTGAAAACCATAAAGTCTAAAGGGCTCCCTTACTATGGCGCCACTGAGGAATCACGCCTTGGTGCCGCGGAAAGCCTGGCGGAAGGCTCATCGCGTTGGTTAGATCCACATCCAGGGACCTTCATGAACTATGTTCGCGGAAAGGTGGACAATGACCCACAAAGATTTAAAAAAGTTTCGGATTTCTTCCGTGCCAATCCAGAGAAAAGAAAAACAATGGATGACTGGTACCAGGAGATGGGATCCGAAGGATGGTGGGGCCGCAGTTTCCTTGACGACATGATTGAGGAGGCGGAAACAACTGCGATGTCACTTGAGGATCTCGCGGCAGCTGAGCTCTCACGCGTGGGAAGAAAACCCTACACCACATCAGGCATCAACCGTTATCTGACCAAAGGGTATAAAGACTTGCTGGGGGACTAGTGGTAACTGGAATTTTAAAATTATTAGCTAAAGCTGCTGCTAAACAAGCGGCTAAAAAATCTAAAAAACACGTGGTGCGGTCGCATTGGCAGCAGTATCCCTACAATGAAAAAATAAAACGCTTACCGGAATCTTTAGAATTTTTAAGGGGATGGGCGCACCGGGAAAAAATGCCGGCGCATCTGAAGATGGTAGACTCATCTATGACCCCAAAGGCACTGAAAGAAGCTTTAAAAAATTTACCAACCCACGTTGACACGGTTCCGATGCGTGCATCTATTGGACAGGGAATTGGAAAAGTTAAAAATCTTTTTCGGGGAGAGACCTTACACCCTGATAAAACTTTAATTTCTAAAGCAGGACTCGAATCGGGCCAAGGAGTAAAGCCAGGACAGTGGTGGACTCTAGAACCTTTTGAGGCTGCAGGCTATTCTATTCGCCCTACTAAAATACCAGGCGGATGGGGCGCTGTAAATCCAATAAAACCTGGACAGCCATGGCCGCTGGCTATGGGTGAAGGTATTACCAATCCTGGTGTCATTAGAAGAATGAAAGTTAATAAAAATATTAAAGATTTAGAAAGCATGAGAAATCGAGGAACAGGGTGGTCGCATTTTCATCCACCTGATAAAATGATAGGCGAGTCTAAAATCTCCATGTTCTATTCTGTCATTAATCGACTCAGGGAGATGGGCTGGAAAGATTCTCAAATTTTTAAATACATGGGACAGATAATGAAAAAGAAAAACGTCGCAGGTAAGCGCGACTGGATGCTATATAATAGTGGCGGAAAGGTATAAACTGTGCTATAATGCACCGTGCAATTAATAAAGAAATATAATTACGCAGATCTTAAACGGGAAGACGGGGATGTAAGACTGTACCTGACACCCGACGGTGAAAGCCTACCGTCCGTCACGTCAGTGCTGAGCAAGACAAAGGACAAATCATTCCTGAAAAAGTGGCGTGAAAAAGTTGGCGAGAAAAAAGCAGAGCAAATCATTAGAGATTCCTCCCAGATTGGAACCGCTCTCCACCTATATATAGAACATTTTGTGAACAAACATGATTACAAGGATCTTACCAAAATAGGCATACAGGCCGAGAAAATGGCCAAAAAAATCATTGAGGAATCCTTTAAGGACATCACCGAAGTGTGGGGTTCTGAAGTGCACCTATATTACCCCGGAAAATACGCAGGAACAACGGACATGATTGGCGTATATAAAGGACGGCCTACAATCATTGACTTTAAGCAGACGAACCGGCCAAAGAAGCGCGAATGGATACAGGATTACCTCATGCAGCTTTCGGCGTACGCCATGGCCCATAACAAGCTGTTTGGCACCGACATAGACCAGGGTGTCATTCTTATGTGCTCGCGTGATTTGACATTTCAGCGTTTTGAATTGCTCGGGGAAAAATTCAACCGCGCAGGTGATTCCTTCATGAAAAAACTTGACTTGTACCTACAAACTCTTATATAATACCCACAGGACGCCGTAATGGGTCCTACTAAATCTTGCTTAATAGGAGGTAATTATGAACGAGCTAGATATTATACGTAACCATTTTCTTGGTTTTCACAACGACTTTTTTGACAGTTTCAGAACAGTCTCAACTTATCCACCATACAACATAAAAGAAAAGAATGATCTTGGGGTCATTGAATTCGCTGTTGCGGGGTTCGCTGAGAAGGACTTGAAGGTTGAGGTCAAGGACCAGACTTTGCATGTTTATGGGTGTAAAGAAAAAAAATCCGACGGGCAGCTTAAGCACGAATCGGACTTTTATCACAAAGGAATATCGGATAGAACTTTCCGAAAAAGCTTCAGACTTCATGAACACATTAGAATTAATGGAGCGGAGCTAAAGGATGGTTTATTGAAGGTTGCCTATCACAGGGACATTCCTGAGGCTGAAAAACCAAAACAAATAAAAATTAAATCCAACTAGAAAGTTCTTCACCGCTGATTTCTTTGGCGATGTTGACCTTGTTCCGAAGGGACTGTATGATTTTTTCGTCTACAGTCCCTTTTGTTACTAGGTCTATGTAGAGTACTTTGTTCTTCTGTCCTATTCTATGGGCACGGTCCTCGGACTGTATTCTTTTCTCCAGATCATAATTGTTTGAATAGTATATCACTGTGCTTGCTTCAGTTAATGTAATTCCGTATCCACCGGTCTGGGTGTTTCCTATGAAGAAACGAAGTTTTGAATCTGGATCCTGGAATTTATTGATGTATTTCTGTCTGTCTTCCGTCGCTGTCGCGCCGTAGTAAGTGCAACAAGAATCTTTTCCGAAATCACTTAAGGCTATGTTAGCTTCAATCTTTTCAATGTCGTGTATGTAATTAGCCCAGATAATAACTTTTCCGCTTGTCTCTCCTAAAATTTGCATTAGTTCATCAATTCTACTGCTTTTAAGATCTATGGTATGGCCAGCATCTGTTTTCATATGGCCGCATGTTATCTGGTGCAATCTTATTAATTGTGTCAAAACATTGATGGCTGTCATGGATTGACCGTTAAGTACTGACATGGCATTTGCTTTCATATCCTTATAGGCTTCTTTTTGTTCATCACTTAATCCCACTTCACGCTTGGTATATACCTTATCCGGTAGATCCAGGCAGTCTTTCTTCAATACGCGGTAGGAATGGGGCGCCACCAATTCACCCAGTTCCTTCAGGTTCTTGAACTTAATGATCTTCTGGTAGGTATGTGTTCCTCCAGCAGCCGTTGCCGATATGACCACGGCGTACCGGGTCCGAAAAGCATAGTAGCTGGATTGCTCCAGTATTTCTGGATCTAGAAAATCCATCTGCGCCCAAAGGTCAAGAGGTGACTGTGTCACTGGCGATCCAGTCAGTATTCTTCTATAACGTGTTTCATTGGATAGCGCTAAAATTGCCTTGGTTCTTTTTGCCTTGGGGTTCTTGATTGTTGTGCTTTCGTCTACAATCATCATGGAACGACCAATTAAAAATAACCTCGCAAAATCAACTCCCCTCTTTGAGGAAAAAGCTTCGACATTCATGATCATAATTTTCAGTTCAAAATTATTGTTCATCATGGATCTTAATTCTGACATATATTTCTGACTTGTGGATTGTTTCCATATGACCACTTTCTTTTCTATGTAGTCGGGAACATGGGTGGGAATTTCCTGGTCGAACCAGGTCATATAAGCACCTTTAGGGGCAACCACTAGTAAGCGGTCTATTTTGCCTCGATTATAAAGTATGCATGCATTGTCCAATGCTATTTTAGTTTTCCCAGTTCCCATTTCCGCAAAGATAGCAAACGCTTCCTTGTCGTAACATTTTTTTAATGCATCTTTCTGATGCTCGTATGGCTCTGTTTTAAATTTGTACATTCTTATTTCTAATGTTGACAAGCATTCTATCATAGTATATAATACGAGTCAAGAAATAAATTAGAAGGAAGAAATTATGAATAAAAATTTTGATCAAACCGGTGGTAAAAGAATTAAAAGAGTTAAATGGGCTCCTGGGAACCAAAAACATCAACCTCTGTTTACTAAACGTCCAAGTTCTAAACGCGTTTTAAGAAAGATGAAATATGAATAAAATATTAAATTACCCCGATAAAATACATTGGAAAGATTATCGTGGAGTGGAAGACTATCCTAATTTAAATATGAAATGGTCATTAGAATTAACCTATATTCAAGACTTAGAGGAAGGTGATATGTTTGATCATTTTTTAATTAATAAATCAAAACCAATTACTAATTATCCAGAAGTAGTGGAAGATCCGGAAGGAAATGCCATTCCCGGAGATGAGGAAGAAAGATATGATGATTTTTTAGATTTTCGTCCTGGATTGAGAATTAAGGAAGACTGGTTTTTTAAAATGGAGAAATATTACACTCAATCATGGGAAATAGTAAAACATGAAATTTTGGATTTAAAAAAAATTAAAAAAAATTATGTTTCATTTTTTCGTAACACAAGAGGATTTTCTAAAGAAGAGCTAGAAAAAATAAGTGCTCAGTTAAGTGAAATACATGATTAAGTGGCATACAGAGAAAAAAATCAGATGGCACATGGGTTTTATACCCTTTGCAAAATTCTGCATAAGCAGACTTGTTAAAAAAATTTATAAAGATGGATACTATGATGGAGTGGCTTTTACAACCAGAAATAAAATAATCCATTCATTTGATGACAATATTTCAATGACGCCATCTCAATGGATTACTGCATTACGGCTTACCCCAAAAATAGATAATGAAGGAAGAAAAATATTATTTGTGGAGGGGGTTAAAATTAAATGACAGTTTACGTTTTACAGGAAATGGGAAGAAATGTTCGTTCAGCTGAAAAGTTTGGCGAACTGAAAGTATGTCTTCCTGATAACAGGCAGATAGTTTTATCATCTGGGCCTTTGGCGTTTAAGCTTCAGCAAGAACTCAAGGATTTCAACGATAATGACTACTTGCTTTTAATGGGAGATCCTGCTATAATAGCACTTGCTGGCGCAGTTGCCAGTGATGTAAATGGAGGAAAGTTCAAAGTCCTAAAGTGGGACCGCGATGAAAAACGATACTATGATATAGAAATAGATTTGAGAGGTAGAAAATGAACAATCTAATTAACCAAATGCAACAAGATGCTGGCGCCACGGCCCCAAATAACATGGGCAAGATTGGTGCGGTAGCAAATGACATTGCTGACACGGACAAAGAGATCAGCGATATTGAAAAAGAATTAAAAAAGAAAAAAGAGTATAAGAAACATCTTTCGGAAAATGTTTTACCTAACCTCTTTGCTGAGGTAGGACTAGCGGAATTAAAACTTGCTGACGGCAGACTTATCAAAGTAGGGAACTACTATGGTGCTTCCATAAAGGAAGAAAAAAAAGAAGCTGCTTTCACATGGTTCAGGAACAATGGATTTGGGGATTTAGTAAAGAACCAAATCTCTTGTAGCTTTGGGAGGAATGAAGATGAGAAAGCTAGAGGGCTGATTGAAACTTTGAATAAAAGTGGATATCAATCTTCACAACGTGAATGGGTCGAACCTTCCACCCTTCGCGCATTTGTGCGTGAGCAACATGAAGCAGGCAAACAATTGCCTATGGACTTGTTAGGCGCTTACGTCGGACAAAAAACAACGATTAAAAACTAAAGGAGAAAGGCCTATGGCACAGACTAAAGCAGTCGCAGCAGCGACAAAAATAGATCTAGCAGTTCTTGCTAGTGATTCAAAGGATGCGAGCGGTTTCGGTAATCTTGACTTGTCAAGAGACATCG